ATGCTAAAACTATTCAACGTAGAAATCAATGGACTGCTCCAATCGAGTGTGAGTTTAATGTTTCTTTTACTGATAGCGATACACGTAGACACTTTTTTAATGCAGGAGGATCTCTTACATTTATTAGTTCTTTAAGCGGAACTCCAGTATCAGGAGACAGTGTAGCAAAAAGCCAAGATTGGTCTTCAATTCTTAGCAATGCTGGAACTATTAGTATAAACCATGATTCAACTACAACTACAGGCACAGGTGTAGTTCAAAGTATTGGTAATTATGATTTAACAACTTCATATCAAGAGATATATAGAAAATCTGCAACCGGAGTTTACGGTAATAACAATTATATTCTTTTTGCTAAAGCAAGCAATAGTTCTAGCATACAAGTAAAATATCAATTTTATGATCATAATCCAGGCGGATACAAAATTGACGAACCTGTCTTAGGATTACTAGAAGCAAAAATAGGCTTTGTTAGAGCAAGTGGATCATACGTTGACACCCCTGCACCAGCATTTGCGGCTACAAATAATCTTTAAGATAATTAAAAGTAACGAGGAGATATAAATGGCCGTCGGTGATATTATTACTGCAACTAGATACAACGCTCTACAATCTAGAGTTGAAAGCATCTTGGCCGTTGGAGCAAATACTGAAGGTTACGGAGAAACTACAGCAAGTTCTCAAGTAGCAGTAAATGATTTAGTAACAGCATCTCAAGTTAATCAGTTAAAAACTGATATTGACCTTATTAATCGACACCAAACTAACCAAGCGGCAGGAACTATTACTAGTATCCCTATTGGAAATCTTATTGCTGACGAAACAAGTGACAATCCAGATGGCATAGAAAAAGGGTTTGCTGATTATGAAAACTCTATGACTACTTTAGAATCAAGTCCAAACAGATTTAGACTTGCACCATTACAAAGTACTTCAGGAACAGGCCCGTCATTAACATTTACATCTCAATGGAGAGAAAATGTAAACGGATACTTTAGAGCAACATTTAGTAATTCTAATCATAGAAGACATTTTTTTAATGCTGGCGGAGTAATTACTTTTGCAAGTAGCCTAGCAAGTACAGCATCTGGCGGAAATGTAGCAAAAACAAACGACTGGTCAACAATGTTGTCTAACGCAGGCACAGTAAGTTTTGCATGGAATTCAACTTCAACATCAGGATCGGGCACAGGTAGTGCAATTGGTAATTTTCAACTTACTTCAAGTGAACAACAAGCGTTTAGAAAAACTGGTACAGGTGTATATTCTGATAACAACTATTATATTAGAATAAGAGAAATTGATAGTTCGACTATTGAATTCCGCATATGGATGAATGAGGCTGATACAGGTAATACTTCCGGAGCAAAAGGTGTAGCCCCAGTTGACGAGTTTGTTCAAGGCAATTTAACCACTACAATTGGCTTTACACGAGCAAGTGGTGTTTATGTAGACGTGGCGGCACCAACTTTAACTATACAATCTAACTTTTCTGGCAGTTAATACTTGACAATCTCATAGATCTATCATATAATATTACTATATGGAGAGATTATGGATCAACGTTTGAAAACTGCATTAGAATATGCAGATTACGTAACAACATTTAAAAATCAAAAAAGAGTTCTACAAGAAACATACAATAAAGATTGTACGGTATATTATTGTGGTGGCCAATTCACGGCTACAAGAGAATTTGTTGCAAGTATACTAGCAGTAAAGTGTGACGTTTTTATAGATAACAATCAAACTCCGATTGAAGTATTAGATAAAGAAGATTTTTATAATGTTCTTGCTAGAGCATTTACAAATGCAACTGAAAAATATCATAGTGAATATCAAAAAATAGTAAAAAGTCAAAGGACGGTACAAGGAATAATTGATGTCTAAAGGCATACTTGTACATGCATTTAACAATGAAGATATAAACTACGTAAAGCAAGCCTCTATGGTTGCTGAACGAGCAAAAAAACACCTTAATCTTCCTACAAGTGTTATTACTGATTGTGACATTGAGAACGATGGTACATTTGAACATATCATACATTTAGATACTGCACAAAACTATACTCAAAAGATGTATAACAACGGAAACGTAGGTAAACATCTAACATTTAAGAATAATGCTAGAGCATTAAGTTACGATCTTAGTCCTTATGAGTATACATTAATGCTGGATACTGATATAATCATATGCGACAACTCTTACAACTATTGTTTTGAACAAAGTAATCCTTTATTAATGTATAAAGATGCATATCATTTAGGACAAAATCTTGACTATCGGCAATTTAATAAAATTAGTGATTCTAGTATTGATTTTTATTGGGCTACATGTGTATATTTTGCGAAATGTAAACAGAACAAAATATTTTTTGATTTAATTAAACACATCGAAGAGAATTGGAAACATTACCGAATGGTATATCAGATAGTACAACAAACATTTCGTAATGATTTTGCATTTAGTATTGCTGTACATATTTTAAATGGTCATGCTAAAGGTGATATAGTAGGAAAAATGCCAAGTAAGTTATATTATACTATTGATAAAGATATTTTACATAAAATTAATAACGATGAACTTACATTTATTATAGACAACAATCCAATTAAAACAAAACAAATGACTGTACATGCAATGAACAAGTATAGTTTAGAGGAATTACTATGAAACAGGGTGTATTAATTTTTGCACAAAATAATAAAACAGACAACTATGTAAAACAAGCATATCTATGTGCATTAAGTGGTATGCAAAGTGGCAATAAACATTTTACATTAGTAACTGATAACGAAGTTGATGAAAAAACTAGTTTTATGTTTGATAAAGTAATTGTACTAGAACACGATGATGCAAGTACTAGTGACTGGAAAATTGAAAATCGTTGGAAAGCATTTAATCTTACTCCGTATGATGAAACTATTGTAGTTGATAGTGATGTATTATTTTTAGATAAAATAGACTGGAATAAATTTAAAGATCAAGAATTATATTTTACACAAAATCCTATTACATATCGACAAGAAAGTATAAATGATACGTATTATAGAAAAGTATTTCATCAAAATCATTTGTTTAATGTTTATACAGGATTGTATTTTTTTACAAAAACAAAAACAGTAGCACGTTTTTTTGAATTATTAAATATTATCATTAGAGATTGGAAAGACTTTTATGATATATTCTGTAAAGAATTTAAACCAACACACGTAAGTATTGATGTATGTGCGGCTATTGCTCTTGAATTAATGGAATACAATAATTTTCAAGATATTGATTTAATAGATTTTGTACATATGAAATTACATGCACAAAACTGGGTAGACACAAGTGAACATTGGCAAGAGAAGGTAGATTGGTATTTTAACAATGGACTTAAAATTGGAAATCACCAACAGCACGGAGTATTTCATTATACTGAAAAAGACTTTTGCGAAAAAATCCTAAAAAGGTACGAACAATGTATTGGTTAATTTTTGATAAAGATAGTAGTAAAATTACAGGTCTACAAAACTATCCTCCTGAAGATGAATTTCATGTAGAAGTATCTGAAGATGAATATGTTGACTTTATGCAAAATCCTGATAAAAAAGAAAATTATATTGTAAAGTATGATATTGCAAAAAAGCAATATTTAATTTTAGAATATGAACAGCCTAAGTTTAATTATGATATTAAAGATGTAATATATCATGTTCCTAAGCAAATTGATGCAGATTGTATTATTACTAGGAATATAGAATGGCGCAACTGGAAACTACATGTTGATACAACACAAGAAATACTTTTAAATCCTAGACAGTTGTGTAAGTTTAGTATTACAAAAGCAAACGACCCTCATTTGTTAATTAGGACATTTGATGCTACTGTAGAACAAATAGCAAAAGGTTATACAGTCCATTTCGAATATGACGAAGAAAAATCAGATGTAAGTATATACACACATAAAGTTTTTAACACGTACGGATGGATAAATGCATGAAACAATTTAAAGTTTTAGACTATGACATTATATATTTGTCATACGATGAACCTAATGCAGAAGAAAATTATGCAAATTTACTTACTAAAGTTCCGTGGGCAAAACGTGTACACGGAGTAGAAGGTTCAGATGCCGCACACAAGGCTTGTGCTAAGATTGCAGAAACAGATAGGTTTATTACTATTGACGGCGACAATCAAATAGATGAACAATTTTTAAATCAAACAATTAACTTTCAAGATGGTGTAGATTTAAGTAGGCATGTTGTAAGTTGGACTGCTGATAATATTATAAATGGACTACGTTACGGTAATGGTGGAATCAAATGTTGGGATAGAGAAACTGTCCTAAAGATGAAAACACATGAAAACGCCGAACCTGGAAACGTTGCGGCAGGCATTGACTTTTGCTGGGACTTAGAATACATACAGATTAATAGTTTAATGAGTACAGTGCATAATAATGCAACACCACATCAAGCATGGAGAGCAGGGTTTCGTGAAGGTGTTAAAATGTGTTTGATGGAAGGAATCAAACCTGCTAAAACTGAACTAATAGGTAATCATTGGAAAAATTTAGAAAGATTATATGTATGGTGTATGGCAGGTGCAGATGTTCCTAATGGATTATGGGCAATATATGGTGCAAGGGAAGGCTTGTACAAAACAATGTGTACAGATTGGGATTATGTTAATGTACGTGATTTTGAATACTTAAATGGTCTTTGGAAAGATAAGGTACAAGACGAAAGTGATTTACTAGAAGCAATTGAAGATTACGGCAAACGACTACTAGAACAACTAGATATTCCTATTGCTATAACGCCCTTAGACGCTCAACAGAGCAAGTTCTTTAAAAGTACATACCGCAATCCACCTAGACCAGAACATCCTTATATACGTACATCTACAACACAATTTAATAGTTTTTCAGGACAGTTGAATATAACGCCTAAAACAGAATATGATATTGTAATGATATCTTATGATGAAATAAATGCAGATGACAACTTTAATAAACTTACAACACGTTTTCCAAGAGCACAGCGTATACATGGAGTTAAAGGAATACATCAAGCACACATTGCCGCGGCAAATATTTGTTCAACAGAAATGTTTTGGATAGTAGATGGAGATGCTATTATCGATGATGACTTTAACTTTGATTATATAGCAGAAGATACTCGTGCAGTGCATGTATGGCGCAGTCAAAATCCTATTAATGATTTAGTATACGGATATGGTGGAGTAAAACTATTTCCTACACAGATGACACGAGATATGGATACAAGTCGTCCTGATATGACTACAAGTATAAGCGACAGATTTAAAAAGATGGAAAAGATATCCTGTGTTACAGGATTTAATTCAAATGAATTTAGTACATGGCGCAGTGCATTTAGAGAATGTGCTAAACTAAGTTCTAAAGTTATTGACAGACAAAAAGAGGATGAAACAAATGAAAGATTACGAATTTGGACAACAATGGGAAAAGACCGTCCCTTCGGCGAATACGCTATTAAAGGTGCTTGTGCTGGCAGGGAGTATGGGCTTTCTGATGGCGCTGATCTTCGGTTAATAAATGACTTCAATTGGTTGTATGAACAGTTTGTAGAAAATACAGACACTACAGAAGAATGGCAAGAACTATATAATAAAGACGATAAAGTTCAAACAACAACGCCAACTGAAATAGAACAACCTCAAGAAATTAAAAGTACAGTTCCTATTCAAGAAGATAGTCCATTGCCACCAAGAGATCCATTTATTGTAGATTTATTAGATAGATTTGAAATATTATATGGTGATAAAATATCTAATCTTAGACGTTTTTATAATGACGGTCATATGTTAGATATACTTCGTATGATTGGAAACGATGATTTACGTACTTTTATTGAAGAAAGAAATTATCACGGATTATTTAGATACTTAGAAGACAAGGGTATCGAAGATATTGACGACATCAGAAAGATGTTTATTGAAAAAAATGTACATAGTTTGTTTAGACTTCTTGGAGACGATTATGAAGATTTACGAAAAAGTGTTGTAGAAGAAAATTTACATAGTTTGTTTAGACTAGTAGATGAAAAGCATGATGATTTAAGAACTTTAATGTTAGAGAAAAATCTACACGGATTGTTTAG